CAATCAGAGCCTTGGCCCCTTCGCTTGCATCAATGAATGGCTTTGGCTTTCCATTCTTACCAATACCGCAGTCAACGTCTATCGCAAGTACTTTTGTACGCTCAACAAACTCCTGCTTTCTACGCTTCTCTGTGAATGTAGAGATGGCGTAGTACGTGTTTTGCCCCCTGCTATTTAGGGCAAGTGCAACTTGTGCGAGTTTTTCTACCGAATCAAAGTAACCATGTCTTGGTGCAGGGTTGTCCCGCTCAAAACTAGCTATGCAATACAATCCTTCAGTTGGTAGTACTCGCTGAAAAAAACTCAGCGTGTCCATAATATCCCCGTTAGTGGGGGGTAGTTAGCCCCCCTGTCCCTCAGTTAAAACGCTTCATAAGTTCGTCAAGGCGTTCTTTCCTCTGCTTCTGTTCCATAGCAATGACGGCAGGCGTAGGCCATTTGTCATCCACCATGATAGAAAGCAATTGTTTGAGGACAGTCCTGACAGTACCATCGTTAGCTTTGCGGATAACTTTCCCCCGCACCCAACCATAATACGTCATACGACTGACACCGAATAGGGAAGCCATGTCACTGGTTGTCAGCATCATGTGCTTCCGCAATGCCTCGACCTTTGTAAAGTCAATAGGCATATTAGGCGTCATCTGCGGCTACCTCCCCGACAAGTGCGGCAATCTCATCAGCCAATGATGCGGCAGATGGGGCAGTAGCAACAGGCTGAGCCTTAGCCTGTGGGGTAGCAACTGCCTTTTTAGGAGCACCAAAACCACGCTTCGCAGGAGCAGGTTGTTCTGCCACGGGGATAGGAGCAGGTTCAGGTTGAGCCACTACGGGAGCGGGCTTCGGTGCAACTTGTTGTGGTGCGGCAATCTTTGGTACTGCCGGGGCAGCAGACGTACGCAACTCACCTGTAATCTGACGAACTTCTTCTGTGCCAAACAGTCTATCAACTTCTTGTTGGGTCACTTCATCCAAGAAACCGCCAAAGTCAAACTTCAGTTTGGGGAATGATGCATCGGTATCAAAGGACACACGGGTGCGGACAATCTCAGCAGGGATACCACGGAGCGACAACTCCTTTTGGTATTTGCTTAAGCCTTGCAAAGCGGCAGGAGTAACGGACAACAAGTATACAGGCCCAGTTGGGTCATCAGCCGATACAACTGCCAAACGCTTTTGGTCAGAGCAGGCTTTGATTTGTTTACCTTGTGGAGTTACTTTGCTACCCCATGCGTTTTGTGGGCAAGAAGCACACAGGTCATTCTGTGGTTCAACACTTGATGCATCAGGTGATACACCATCCATAGAGAAGCAGTCAGGAGAAGCAGGCTCGCTCTCAGGTGTCCACGCCTTGGCATACCAAGTCTTAGACAGGCGTGGATTAGCACCGACTACAACAATGTCCAATGACGTAGAGTCAAGCACAGTCTCAGTACCGCCCTCAACAATACGGAAACGGCTACCCTTAATAGAGATACGTGCAGTAGCTTCGCCACTACCAATACCGCCTGCCAATGACTGGGCTAGGATAGAAGGAACACCAACACGTTGAGCGAGGTGGGAAGGAACTTGCACGTTGGCAAGAGTAATTGCATTGCTCATAGATATTCTCCTTTAGTGAGCGGGTTAAATACGATTGGTCGCACGTTTAGCTTTAGCAAAACCACTGGTTAAGCTATTGTTTTGTATTGCCACTGCTCGTGCTTTCTCAGCGGCAAACATCTCTAGTTGGTTCTCGTTACTGATATTCAGCTTGCGCTTTACTTTATCTGCCGTAACATGTTCTGTTATGGCTTGGTGTGCCCCATCGTAAGCGGCTTGCATAATCCATTTACGTAGCCATTCCATGTTAGTCCTCCACTCGGTTAGCGGGTTTACGAATGTTCACTTCTAACTTTGTGCCGTAGTTAACTCCGGGGGGTACGGCTTTATTTGCCTCAATATATCCACGTACGGCAATCTTACTGATGCGTTTCTCAAGCATGTCAAACGCTTCTTGTGTGCGGATAAAATCAAGTACTGCATCCCAGTCGCCTACGTTGGCATAGTCTGTGGTGGTTAAGAACGCAGTGCCATGCTTGGTCTTGAACGATGTCACACCTTGTATGTCAGCTTGTTCTTTAATCCATGCCTCTAACTTCTCCATCTTGGCTTTGATGGTAGACACTCTGTCCTTCACCTCAGCCTCCATAGATTCCTTCTGCGACCTCAACTTCATGTAGGTCGCCACTACATCATCTACTTGTACAGTCATAGTTGTCACCTATTAGTCTGTTGTTGAATTAAATCAAGAAGCAGTCCTTGCAATTTCTGTTTGTTCTTCAATCGCTCGTACATTTTGTACTCAAGGTCTGTCGCCTCGATATGAATGACGTTCGATACATGCTTCTTGCCGATACGCTCAATGCGCCCGTTTGCCTGAACATATTGTTCGTTGCTAGTTATCGGGCCATACCAGACAATGGTGGATGCACTTGTTAGCGTTAAGCCGTGCGCCATTGTTGCGGGGTGAGCAATTAACACACGTGGATTTTTCTCATGCTGAAAGTCATGGAAAATTTGGTTGCGCTTTGATGCAGATACCTCACCGTTCACAACCGCTACTGTCCAATGCTTGCTAAGTTCTTTCTCCAACATATGCAAAGTACCCGTCAGTGGTACGAATACAATTACCTTCTCTCCTGCTTCTTCAATTACCTCCTTTACTAAGTTAACACGTGGGGTACAGTCCAACTCAATGTTCTGTCCATCATCACCATAGGCTACACCGCAGGCTATCTGAACTAACTTCTGAATTTTGACTGCTTCATTAACTGCCGTGATAGTTCCATCGGTAGTCATCTCGGTTACGAAATGCCGTAGCATTTGCGAATAATGTTTCTTCTGTTCGGGTGTCAACTCTACCTGTCTTGTCTGTACAACTGTATCAGGCAAGTCAAAGCACTCATCACGGGTATACCTTACCGCAGGTTGTAGGATGTGCTTCACTATATCTACTGACTCAGGGCGAGGTACAAACTTCCATTGCCCAATCTTCATCATCACCTGTTCACGGAAAGCCGTATATGTTTTTGTACAGTATGGACTGTTAACTAATTTAGCCAGTGCCCATGCATCTGTTGGGTCGTTGGGTGTAGGTGTCCCAGTCATCAACCACAAACGTGTTGCTGAATTAGCTTCCAACCATTTACGAAATATCTTAAACCTTTGTGTCGATGGGTTACGTAGCACCGCCGCCTCATCAATGATTACCAAGTCAAACATACCCAATGCTTGTTCAGAGATGATGTTAAAGCCATCATGGTTAATGATGTAGAAGTCAACCTCTTTCCTAAGAAGTTGTTTGCGTTTGTCTGCCGTACCATGAAGCACAGTAAATTTACGATGAGGGAATCCTGTAAAGATTGCATCGCCCCATACCCGTTCCAATGTGGATAGTGGGGACATGATGAGTACCTTCTTCACCTGCTTAGTCTTAATCAAATAGTCAGCCGCCCATAGCGCAGATTGGGTTTTACCAGTACCGATTTCATTCAACACTAACCCGCGTTGATTAAGCGTCAAGAACGCTGATGTTTGTTTCTGATGTTCGTATGGGGTGTACTGTCCACACCAATCGTAGTAATGTAGGATGGGTGAGGGCGCATCAATACCCAAATTGCGTAGCACACGTACTTCATCAAGACTATGTGGAGTAAGGACAAGCGGGATACCCCGAACCATCACAGTCTTTGCAGTCGGGATACTATCAAGTACCCGATTGGGATTGTTTAATTTAAGTGCAAGGGTCTTAGCCCTTTCAACTACTAGCATGTTGTCACCTGTCAAGTTTCTCTTGTATAACTACACTCAGTTGGTCAATGGTTTCTTGGTCAAAAACAACCATCCACCAACCACCTGCCTTCTGTATCTTTGCACCGCACTGCATCTGCAAGGCAGTAGGCTTCTTTGTCCTATCTGCTTTCACCTCAATGCCAAGGAACTGCCCCCTGACTATGGCTATGATGTCGGGTATTCCTGCCATCCCAAAGCCGTTGTTTGCAGGAAAGAAATACCAAATACCTTTTGCCTTTAACACCTCTACAACCTTACGTTTTATCTTACCTTCGGGTGTCATAGCACTCATCTTACGCCCCTTTACACACTTGTCAAGTTTTATTTTATTAGGTTAAACCCTAGCACTGTCACAGTCATGACGAGCAGGGCAAAACCTGCACAATCCTGATGGTCTAGCAGGCCAGTTGTCGTGCTCAAAACTTGTATGAATACGTTGTATACGCTTCATAATGTCTGCCCATAGCGTGTTGGTTTCCCCCCTGTGGTAGGTCTCTGTGTCCATCTCCATTGTCTTGAGCCATACCAAAGAAGTGCGTACTGATTGCACGTCAGGGAAGTGCTTAAACACTTGCGCAGCGAACAGTTGCATTTGGAATTGGTCAGCATTTCGCTTACCTGTTTTCCAATCCATCACGTTCGCAATGTTTTTATTGATTACAAGGATGTCAAGTTTAGAACGTAGCCATGCGTCAGCATCCCACCAACCTGTTGGTGTAAGGTTGTCGTTAAGGACTAGCTCTTTCTCGATGTGTAGTTCACCCCCCTTTGAGATACGCTCGACCGATGCACACAGGGGTTCATAGTGAGCAATCTCTTGGGGCAATAGGGAAGCAGACTTAAGCCTATGCTCAAGGTATTCATGGATGCGTTCGCCATACTTACTAGCCTCACCACCTGCATCAACAACATCTTTAACAATGCGTTGCCGAAAGTAGCGATACGGGCAGTTCTCGTATAGCTTAATTGCCGAATAGGAATGGCTTAAGTGCATAAATTGTAGCCCCTCGGGGTGTCCTTGGGGTTCTCTGTTTGTTGGAAAGTACAGTGTACCTCACTCATGCATACGGCGCAAGATGTCGTACTTTAATATTTCCAACTGGGCAATTACCTCAGTTACGTTGTCTATCTTGGTGGAGTAGCGCATGTATTTGTCATCTGCCTTAAGCATGATAAGAACATCAGTCGCACCCCCCTCCTCGACACGTGCCATCGCTGATTCCAACATAGCAACAACTTCCTGCTTGCGGGTATTTCCTACTATTTCAGTCAAGTTTGTGATGCTCATTATGTATCTCCATAGTTAGTTGCGTAGCCTGCTTCGCAAGCCACAGGTAAATCGGTACACCAGCTAGGTGCAGTGGACATAATCCTGACAAGATGTTGCTCTGCCTCTGATGCCCTGTCCTCCGGGGCCGTGATGATAATCTCATCATGTACTTGGAAAGCCACGTGGTAGTGTTGCCCAATGGCAGTCATCTGTTCTGATACAACAATCCTAGCCATCGCTTGAATGAGGTTCTCTGTGACCTTACCCCCATAGATTTTTGTCCATGAGATTTCGTCTACCTGTCCAGTTATGACTCGTTCTTTGATTGCCTTACGATATGTTCGTGCATCACTGATGTATTCATAGTTCGTTCCGTTGGCACGGAGTGCGGGATAGCGGATGTACAAGCTGTTGGGTAGCCTAATGCCTTGCTCGTCATACTCCAACATCTTTGCAATAGAGCCTGTCTGTCTTGCTACGATGCCACCCAGTGCGCTTCCACACTTCTGCCATAGAGAAACAATCTTGTGATTCTTCTGTCTATATAGACGCACAATCCTGTCAGCTTGGTCTAGGCTAATCTTCACACTAATATCACCTTGCCCAATCTCTAGGGTACGTCTGAACTTCTCAGCCCCCATGCCATAGCCAAGTCCCAAGATACAAGTCTTACCAACAAATCGTTCTACCTTGTCAGCCTTGGTGATGGCTCGCCCATAAACTTCTGATGCGAACTCACTATATACATCACGACCTTGTGCGAACGCACTAACTAAATCGTGTTGCTCTGCTACCCACGCTACCATGCGGGCCTCAATCTGTGATGAATCACATGCCACAAGAACTTGTCCGTTGGGTGCTTTCAATGCCCGTCGGATTGTGTTATTCCCACGAGCAGGTAAGTTCTGCAAGTTCAGCTTATCACCCCCCGAAAATCTGCCTGTGTGCGCACCATAATAGTTGAGCATGATTGGCAGGCGACCTCGCTCGGACACCCCAATCAAATTTTCGGTGCGAGTTTCTTCTAGTGTGGACTTCACGCCGAGCCTTGCAGCGACCGCAACCTGAACCTTCTCATTAGGATGCTCGAGAAGTTCGATGAACTCTTTGTCGGTCTTTCCGAACGCAAGCGTTTCCTTGCCTGTGCGAGGGCTTATCTTTTTCGGTGGCTCGACCCCGAGGTTAGTGAGGTACTTCGCAAAGATTTGATTACTCATCAACGTCTTGGTGATTGCTTCATCACTGATACCAGTGAGTCCCATGTCAGTGATAAGGTCACGCTTCTTTGCTTTGACTTCCTCAAGATGTTGCTCTAAGAGTTCCCTGTCAAGTTCAATCGTAGGCTCGGTGTACATGCGTAGCGTTTGGTCAATGACCATCAACTCACTGGTAGGAAATCCTTTGCATAACTTCTTGAACAACTGATAGGTTAAGTCCACATCGTTCTTGCAGTACTCCCCATATCGTGCAAGTTCTTCGGGTGTGAAGTCTGCTTTGCGTTTACCTAGTGCAAGGATAACTTCTTCACCTTTAGCCCCCAACTTATAGTAAGTAGCCAATGCTTTGAGCGAACCCCCCACAGTCATCTGATGGGTTGGTCTTGCCATAGATAAAGTATCAAGCCACAACTTCGGCTTGATTCCATAATGCCACGATAAGATTGCACCATCAAAGGCGGTGTTGTGACAAAGGATTGCTTTGTCTTTGTAGTCCAACGACTTCAAGAACTTGGCAGGGTCACTGCCTGAGTACCAGTCGGTAGGGTAGTTGTTAACCTTGATGCCTACCCCGATGACCTCAAACAAATCGCTACGAACATACTGTTCGGTGGTCATCTTTGACAGGGAGAAGTCTTTGTCGTAGTAGGTTTCAAAGTCAATGGTCACAATGTCCATAATTATTTTCTTCTTTCTAGCCATATGAGTGCGTACACAAACATGGCGAAAACTAAAACAAAAGTGCCGATGGCTACGACTGCGAACTTAATCCCAAACCATAGCGCATCAGCCATTACAAGAGCGAACATCAGAAGGAAGTCACTCATCACCTCTTACCTCAACAAGTTTGTCGATGTAGTGCCGTGCTTTCTTGATGTCAGCAATGCCCCCTTTGACATCACACCTTGCAAGATATTTGATAGCGTTACCACGTAGGAATCCTGCGAACTGCTCAGGTGTCATCCATGCTTCCATTGCTACCCAAGGTTGTACGTTCATATTTTTGTAGTGACTTCCACCAACTTGTTGTTGGTCGGCTTTACCACTTGCTACGGGGTGTGCCTTGTCAAGCATAGAACCACTAAGCACACGCTTGCGTATCGCATAGATAAGGGGTAGCGCACACTTGAACTTTGTGGCAACTTCTTTGGGTACGGCACTTGGGTTTGCCAAGAGATACTCTGCGACCTTCATTGATTTAGATTTTTTCATTTGTCTTTTCCTACTGAGTTAAGCCATGCACATTCTTCTTCCAACACCTTGACCCGTGCACGTAATAGGTCAATGTCCTTCTGTTGTTCAGCCCATGAGGCATCCCATACTTCTTTACTCCACCCACCATCATCTTCAAAAGCTACGCTACCAATAAAGTTTGCGTAAGTACCATCACGTTTAAAGTTATCGACCATCATCTATCTCCTCTAGGTATATCTAAACCAAGGTCAGAAAAATCATCGTAGTATTTATCCTCATCTGCATCTTCAAACATTGACTTAGTTGAGGTATGTTTAACTACAACTTGTTTCTCTGTCTTTGGCTTAGTCTTTTTAGGCACACCATAGAAAGCAGACATAAGCGTATCGGTTGCCTTCTCTACGTTTATCTTCTTAGCTTTCTTTGGTGCTTTGCGTAAAGGGGTACTCTCCCATCTTTCAAGAGTAGCACCCCTAACACCACACTTACATGACCATCGCCTGCGAGTCTGTACTGTGGCTTCGTTCCATCGTGTGTCTAGGCACTTCATTCTTGTCTTGCACTGTGGGCACTTCATTGAACACTCCAAATCGTCTGCGTAAATCTATACTGTAAGTAGTACATACTTTGTCTACTTCCTCAATAACTTCTTCTACTGATACTGTTGAAGAATAGTACCCCGTACTAACGGATTTAATAAATCCTTTTAGTAGTTCCATTGAGCACTCACTATCTCGGATGGAAGTGTAGAGTACTTCTTGCCATGTATCAGAACCCCAGTCAGGCATCTCCCATTGGTGACGATTGATACCTACACGTTCTGCTTCTACTTTTTTAATGAGTGATTCAAGTACACCCATTCTTGCTCGTACTTTAATCGCCATTTTGAATTTACGCAATGAGCGTAACCACATTAGTTTGTTTTCTTTTATCACATCAGTCCTGTTGAGAGGTGGCTTTGCATTAGTAGGTTCATAAGTGTTAAGGTCAAACTGTAAGCCATCAAACACATCATAAGCAGGCGCAGTTTTAAAGTAGTCCCATCTATAACCATCAGGATTATCTTCACAATACTTTTTGAATCCAGTAGTACATGTTACTGTGTATCTACCAGTAGCTACACGTGTCCATAGGAATGGAATAGCACGTTGGAGTGCTTGACTTAGAGTGATGCTACAACGTCTTGCTTCTTGTGAGGTTAACTTAAACGTAAACTTGTTGTCAGGTGTGAATACACCGACTACTGCTGTATCGAATCGTAGTTCATAGGTATCACCTACCTTATACATACGTGCCCATGACATAACGGGTCTACCTGCATCAGGGTTACGTGCCCTTGTAAACCACTCAGCAACTTCTTTATATGAAAGTTTATCTGTACGCATATCTATTCCTTATCGTGTTAGTTTGTGTGCTACTACTGTGGCAGTTAAAGAACCCAAGTCAACATCCACTTGCGTGTCGTTCTTGGTACGTTCTACTACCTTGCGGTGGCGTTCCTTATACTCCTCGGGAATCAAGTCCCATAAGGGTTGCCACATCTTTAGGGCAGGGGCTAGTGTTGCATGAGCATTGATAATCTTCTTGACTTGTTCCACAAAAAGAACTCTGCGTTCAGTCACTACATGTACTCGCTCTTTGTATGCAATAGCTTCTGCTTTGATGTCCTCAAACATAGAAATATCTTTGAGTGTGAGTTCCGTATTAGAGTAATAGCCTGTGTTCTTTACTGGAAAGTCATCAGTCTTAGGTATGCTATACGGATAGGGGCGCTTGTTAGTTAAAGGACATGTTACGTTTAAGCCAACATCACCAATTTTAGCAATAGTTATTTTTTCTACCTCATTAAAAAAGCAAGAAGGTAATGAGTTCATTGATGGAATATACGATGCAAACATGCGGTTGTATATTCTGTCTGCCCAGTCTTTAGGATAAGATTGTATTGCTTCATCCATCTGCTTATCAAAAATCTTCATTGCATTTTTAACAATCTCCTCTTGTAATTCTTTACTAAATCTTACTGTTGCCATGTTACTCCTCCTTCTTACTTAGGTTATATACTGTTATCTGTGCTTGCTCTAACACCTCGTCAATGTTAAGCATCTCTTGTGTCGCAGGGTCATCAGGGTATAACTCTTTGACAAGATACGATAAGTTGTTGATTGTTTGTATTGCTTGGTCTGCTACGTTCATACGTATCTCCTGCTTTAGTTGTTTATAAAACGGACTCTCTATCGTCATTTCATCACCACTACTTCACCGAATGGGGCATCACCTTCCATTGTGGATACCCACAGTACAGGGTATGCAGGTTGGTCACCGAAGTCATCACAACATAAGTCAGTCAAGAATACACAGGCTACGGGGTTGATGTCATGGTCAGCAAAGTACTTGAACACAGGGCTAAAGGCAGTACCTCCACCGCCGTGTGCCTTGATGTTTAAGCTATCGTCACGCTCATACTTCTCGTAGTGTGATACCTCGCTATCGAAGTACACCACATGGATACGTACTGGGTTGCCATCTTCCTTGATAGCAGTAATCTCACCTTCAAACTGGGCAAGAATGTCATCGTCAATAGAACCTGAGCAGTCAACTGCGATAGCCATTTCACCGAGTGCTTCACCACTTACGCTTGGTAGGTATAGCCCTTGTGATAAGAACCTACGATTAGGTCTAGCGAATGTACGTTGGTCACTCTTGCACTTCTCTACAAACTTATGAAGCACATCACGCCAATCTACTTTAGGTGCAAGTACATCATTGACCAGTCGCTCTAGTCCTGCACTCATCTTGCCCATCATCTTAGCGGCTTGTGCCGCTTGTGCTACACGGACTTTCCACTCTGCTTGTTGTTGGGCTTGTTCGGCAGGGGTATTGCCACCATCTTGGCAGTCATCCATAGCTTCAGTACCATCACCGCCACCACCTTCATCAGGTTCATCAGGCAACAAGTTGTAGATACCATCGGTTGTTTGATTACCTGCTTGGTATAGCTGAGGGTTAAGCAGTCCGAAGGATGGCATCTTGCCAATATTCTCATCGGTCAGCAGTTGATTAATCACATAGTCACCTGCCTTATTCCACCGCTTGTGCTGACGCTCACCTCGTCTGAAGTTATGGTCAAGCATGGGGTGTAAGCACTCATGGGCTACAACAAACTTACGTTCCTCATCGTTTAGTTCCTTGATGAAGTATGGGTTGTAACCTATACGCTTGCCATTTGTCCATGCAGTCTTGCATGTATAGTCTTTAGTAAAGGGCATATTCAATGCCACGTTACCAATGAAGGGGTGTTCAAGTACCAATGCGGTACGTGCTTTAGCAAGTAGTCGGTCAATGGCTACTTCCTCTGCACTGGTCATTGGCTCTCTGTCTTTATGGTTAGGTACGACTGAGGTCATATCAAATTCCTTTCATGAATACGGACATTTTGTCCATGATTTGTTTAGCTTCTACTGCCGTGTCACGGCGTAGGTCGGGGTCATTACGTAGTGCTTCAGGATGTTTGAGTAATGCACCTTCTACTTCTAGTCTTAAGGCTTCAAGGTTAGGGTCATCCATGAAGTTAAGTCTTGGCAGTAGGGCACACATCTCTTTGGTGTTCTCTACTAGGGTGTCACGGAATATAGCTTTGGGGTCTGCTAACTTCTCAGCCATATGCTTGACACGTTCGTATAGTCTGTCCCATACCTCTTTCATAGCTACGTTCTGTGCTTCTGCTACTCTACGCTCAACATCTTCTTGGATGCGAGTAAGTTCTTCAGAAGCAATGCTCACACGGAAGTCGCTACTGGGCACAGGGAATATCGCCATGTCCATTCTGAACTTACGTGCTATCTCCATCTCATCAGGGTAGTCAGCATCGTTGTATAGCCCGTTGAGTAACCGCTTGGCATCCAGTCGCAACTGGTCATAGTTCTGTATGAACTGGTCAACAAGGTACTGCCACTCATTCTTTTCCTTACGGAAGTCAGTCATGAAGGCAAGGTAGTTAGCAGAGGGTAGCATCTGCGTACCCTCCATACCCCAAGGTAAAGTGTTGTCGTAGAACTTAGTGCGGATATGGGTAGTTTTCTTATGCACATGGTCAAGCAGGTCATTGGCAGGCAGTAATGCCTTGTTGTATCTACCTGCTTGGGTAGATGTGCCGTAGGTATTGGCAACATCTTGTGTTGCTTTCTTGTCATACTTGCGAGCAGTCCATTGGGATACGGATAACTGTACAAGTAAGGCTCTGTCATTCAGATTCATAGTAGGTACTCCTTCTGTTGGTTAGGTTTAGAACAATACGTCTTGGTGTTTCATTGCCCACTTGGTAAACGCTTGCGTGTTAGACAGTTCGGGTTTCTTACGTGAGGCATACGACACAGTAAGCACCGAGAAGTCAGCAGGCATACGCTCTGCATAGGTACAGACCCGTTCAAAGTTGCCTTCAGTAGCACGTTCAGCAATAGCACCACTCAGGGCATACAGGGTGGCAGGGTCAGTCGGTACGTCAGCAGTAGTCGGGTTCATCAGTACTGCATCAGGGTTAGGTAGCTTACGGAATACCTTCACAAAGCCTACAAACTCAGCCGCCGCACCTTCACCCACTGCACCCTTGAAGGACTCATACTCTGCATCAAAGGGCACAGTACCAATCACATCAGATACACCCTCTACCCATGAACGAGGCGTAGCATTTTGGTCACGTTGTGGGTCATAGTCATGTAGCAAGGCAGGTCTAAAGCGAATAAAGCTAATCACTTCAGGCTTGACGTTGTTGTCAAGTGCCCATGAAGTCCAGTCATCGAGGTGGGTTTCCAGTTCGTAGACTGTTTCACGATTACGCAGATGACCCAGTACTCGGTTAGCCCCTGCTCTGTCAGCCTGTCGGTTACCTGTGGAGATAACCTGCCATCCATCAGGCATCGGTGTGCCATGTAAAGTACGGGCTTGACAGATGTTAGCTAGGACTTTTTGCAAGTCAGCATTAGCTTGGTTGCGGTCATCGAACAACAGGATACCCTTCTCAGGTGCTTTGCCCTTGATGGGGAACCAGTCAGGTAGCTTGTAATGCAGTTGGCTTTCACCATCAGGGAACAGGATACCGAAGTCCTCGACAAGCATGGTAGGCATGTGTCGTTCAATGCAGGGTACGCCAAGTTCTTCAGCAACTTGATGCACTATGGTGGTCTTACCACCACCGGGACTACCTTCTATACACAACGTACGTTGTATAGGGAATAGGGATTTGATTGTATCTTTAAGTAGTGAGGCTCGCATATTAGTGTTGTCCTTTGTAAAGTTTATGGTCAATGCCGTAAGTAACGAAGTACCGATTGATTTCTTGCGTCAACTTACTTCTGTATGTCCTAGCTGACTGCTTGTCAGCAAAGTACATTGGTTGCTTGTGCTCATTTTGCACAATGATTCCACGGCTATCACGTAAAGCGAATAGGCGTTTCATGTTTACTCCTTTGGTGGAAAGTTAATAAAAATACATTCGTTTAGGTGGCGTACACCCTTAGCATCTATGTAGTATTCGCCACACCCTGCCATCCATTCGATGACTATGACTGCCATAAAGACACAGAAAGCAAGCATCAATAAGGCAGAAAGCACCCAGTCAAATAGCTTTTTCATGACATCAAGTAGGCAACTAAGCCACCCATGATTAGTCCGTAAAGCATCCACAAGATGTATCGTGTTGGTCGTTTCATGTTGTCCTCTTTGGGTTAAGTTGTTTAAGGTGGTTGATGTCAGTGATAAGCTCATACCCCTGCTTGTTATTGCAGGCTACTGTAAACTTACGTTTCTTTGCTACTGCCTCACCACACCGCAGGCACGTTGGTCTTACCATGTTACGGCGTTGAGGCTCTACCCTTACGGCATAGCAGTTAGTACAGATGGGCAAGTGATAATCTTCCATTAATACCTCCTAGGTTTACACCAGTTGATACGGACATAGCTAAGGTAGTCAGACCCTACCCTGCAATACTCGATGGAGTGCGGTACGAATATAGGCAGGTTAAAGATAAGGCGGTATAGCCATGAATCTACTTTGACAATCATGCTTCCTCCAATGGTTCGGTTGAAAGTACACGCTCTTGGGCAATCCCCTGATAGCCATTGTTGGCTAATCTCTGCATCCATCGTGTTGATAGCTTGATGGTGGTATCAGATGGTCTAGCTTGGCTACTGTGTCTAAGGGTAGAGGAACTAAACCTATCCTCATTCTCAAACCACATGCCATTGGTGTGTATGTATAACGGGAAGTGTTCCCCATAACTATACACAGTGTAGACCTCTTGGTCTGCATCCATCAGCGTATAGATACCAAACAGGTTGTGACCCCTGAATGGTTTCTGCTCTACAACGTAAGGTTTGCACTTGCTATTGGCTACACGAGGTAGCCCATTTAGTTGTGGGCTACTCATGCTACAGCACTCCAAAGGCTGACTCATCACCATCATAGAACCAGTTGGTGTATGAATAGATGCTACCCTCAGGGCTTAAGTACTGCCCATGCACTGGCTCATCGGAGGTATCCTCCTCCAACTCAGCATCGTAAAGCGATAGAAAACGTGTGGTTTGTGTCATGTCTACTCTCATCGAGTTATCTCCTATAAACATGTTGATAGAAAAGGCAGAGGGGTTACCTCTGCCGTATGGTTTAGAACAACTTCTGCTTAGGTGCATTAGTTGTAGTACCTTCCTGCAATACTTCCATACCTTCAAGTGTTTCACACTTGATGTACAGT